TGGAGCGAGGAAAGGCAAGAAAGCCTCCGGCTGTCCTGTCATCGGGTTGGTTGTGAGTTGCCCTGTGGGCGACAGAGAGGCTATACCAGCCACCTCTATCGGGTTCATGTGAACCATCATGCTGTCGCCGTATCGGCCTTGCTGGGCCATCTGCTGCGCCATAGGCTGCATTGGGAACATGTTTGGATTGTTCATTAGCTGGTCTCCACTCCAAAGAGGTTAAAGCTTACATTGGCGGCACTGGCGTAAACCTTAACCACATCTGCTTGAGAAAGGCACATCCCGATCACAACCGTTCTAGAGGTGGTTGCTGCGAGAGCTTCATCGAAAAATATAAATTGCTTGTCATCTGCTGACGCACCACCCACATGGATGCTCACCCTGAACGTGATAGCAGATCCGCTTCGGTTGCATATCACCAGTGAACTTACTGTGGTCTGGGCTAGATTAGGTGTCGTGTACAACGTGGTCGTTGTCGTTGCTGATACATCAACTTGACCAAGTACCTTGATAACGTCTGTCACGATGCACCCATCAACAAGAACTGGAACCTACGCATGGCAAGCGATCCCGTCTTGTCACCTTGAGTCTTGGCTTGAATCACATCGTTTTCAATCTGATCCATAGCTTGTTCGATTGTTCTGCGAGTGATTGCCTCATTACCGACATCGTATTCTGGGGCAGGCACCGGCAGTGGATTCTGTCTAGTCGCCATTACCGTCTACCGTCCTGTCTCATATCAAATCGCAAGTCACCTAGTCGCCACCCAAAGCCAGAGCCTGTGCTTTCAACCCGAACAACGGCATGCCTAGCTCGAGTCCTTATGTTTGATTGCGTGGTGCTAGGCGTAACAGTCGCAGTAGCTTGTGTTGTTGGGGTCTCTAAGGGGAAGTTGCTGCCCTTAATGGTGAAGTCGATTGACGCATCTTCTGTAGTTCCGCTGAACTTGAAGTCAGGGATTATCCTGCTGATCATCATAAAGCGATCACCTTCAGCAATCTCAAGGTCACCTGACTCCACAAACGCAGTCATGGCTGATCCGTCATCATCGAATCCGGTTTCTTGGTTGTACAGATAATTAGCATCTGTCACTCCAGTATTTACAGACGAGGCAATAGGGTTCGAAGCTTGCGAGTAACCCATCCATGCGCCCCGATCTAACGTCCCAACAGCCCAAAGGTTCTCTGCGTAATTGTACGATACATAGTTCGTAATCTCTGTGTCGCCTGTGCCCACTGGGTAGAACCATATGACCTCTGAGAAGTCATTGTTCTCGGCAGCAAACACCTTGAACGCTTGGCCCTTGTTGAGGTTAGAAAAGACATGCTCTTTTACGCTACACGGCAGTGGCTGGACTGACCCGTTGTAGACGTAGAAACCACCTGAATCCATGAAGTAGACCGAACCTCTAGCGTTTACCGCTGCGTTAGGTGAGATCATGGATATGTCAGTACTTAGCGTTGCAAACTGGAATGTGAACGGAGCACCCACAAATCGCATTGAGTGAAGGCTGACATCTGTAAACACAAGGATTTCTTGCCTTGTTTGAACGGCACCAACGATCTGAGAGCCAGAGTTTATTCGTACACCACCAGCAGTGTTTGTTGCTGTTGGCGTCCAGTCAGCAGCGTTCTCTTGATCTGAGAAGCGTATAAACAATGGATCAATGTTGGATGAGCCAATCGGGTTCGTGCCAAACGCTATAACGTGTTGATCTATATCAGAAACTAAAACCTGCAACGCAACGGTTGGCACATTAGATGCGCTTCCCAAAGCTGTAGCGTTGATCGCTCTAGCACCAGTACCAGAAGACTCATCCCAGTAGAAGATGCCGCCACCCCTGATGTTGAAGAGCAAGTCCTCACCAAAGTTATCCTGACTAATCAAGCGTAACTGACCGGCAGCAGCAACACTGCTAGAGCTACCCCAAGTGCCAGAACTCCATGTGCCAGCACCCCAGCCAGTGCCTTGAACAAATGTGTTTAGGCCTGTGTTGATCTCATACGCAGCTACTGTTGAGCTACCACCATTACCGCTATCGCTTGCGTTGGCGGTTACAGTCGCTCCGCTAGTATCTTTTGCCACGATGGTGAAAGTGTTTGTCGTGGGCACAGACGCAATTTGATACTCTTGATTCAAGACCGATGCGATTACATTGCCGCCCAAGGACGCTGCATCAGAGAAGGTAACGAAGTCATTGACCACCGCACCGTGCGCAGTCTCTGTGACGGTGATAGTTGAGGAGCCATCGGTGGCTGCAAAGGTCGCGTCACCCGCACTGGTGGTTAACCTGATCGGTGTGACATCGTTGTATCCAGAGCCTTCTGCTACATAGAACTTTAGATTGGTGCCAATCCCAATGTAGTTAATTGATTCAAGCGAAGACCAGTGATGGAGCGAACGGCACACACCAAGGAAGCTTTGATCAGAGTACTTAGTCCAACCGCCAATCTTTTCTACTCGGCCTTGCCTGAATCTGATCTTGTCAGAGTCAAACCAGCCAGCATCGGCTGTGTACTCGGTTCCCTCTTTGTTAACGCCTGGGGCGAACTGTACTTTCGCCAGAGTCATTTAGTATTGACCAATCAACGAAGCTAACCCTACAGGGCCACCCGTTGCCTTACCGACGTTCGTCACTGGTCTTATGTTTGGCGCTCTACCCATTCTCATTAAGCTTTCTGGCCCTTGAGATTGAAACCGACCTAAACTAGAAGACTGTGCGTTATTGCTGTCACCAGAAACTGCAAGCTGACGCAATGGAACAAATGAAACATCTGGTGTGGGCTGACCTTGAGTCAATCTTGGCCTTTCGGGCAAACCTTGAGTCAATCTTGGCGGTGGATTGTTGCCAAACAACATTGGCATTTCGGGCAAACCTTGAGTTTGAGTCAATCTTGGCGGTGGATTGTTGCCAAACCGCCCCATTGTGTCCTGCATACCCTGCATTTTTTGTTGAGATGCTTGTAACTGACTTAATGCGTCCTGATCTTGACCTCTGCTTTGTTCATATCTTTGAAGCGCAGACTGATACTGAGGAGAATTCATCTCACTATTAAAACTTTGTTGTAGAGGACTTGGCGGTGGATTGTTGCCAAACAACATCATGTTTTGGAGCTTCTTGATGCTGGGAGGTGGACTGGAACTAGGGTTTTCTGACATCATCGGCCTGTCGCTAGAGATCTGGTTTGGTGGTCTATAGATAGTGCCTCTGCCTAAAATATCAGGATCTATTTTGTAAGATTGCGTCCCATATGGATCTCTGTCGAAAATACTCTTGGCTGTAGTGCCTATATCGGGCTGTGGTTGCCTATTTGATAGGCTTTCTCGCCCTCGATCAGGCGACCTAACAGTCTTTGCGCCCCCCTTAGATCCGCCTTTGCCAGAACCTGTCTGAACAGGAAACCCTGTAGCAGGGTCAATCTGTCTTTGACTTATCGCAGGCTGATTAGACAAGAAATCACCCAACCCTGTTGGGCCTTGCATCCCACCATAACGATTTGGCGGTTGACTGTAAGGATTTCTGGGCATTGGATATCTGGGTTGTGGACTAGGAACTCTTCTAGGCAGACCTTTCCCATAGGTATAATCGCCCGCCACGATCCCTCTTGGGCCAGCAGAACCTAATGGATTAGGGCCATAACCGGGGCCACCAAGAGTGCCAAATCTACCACCCCTAGTAGGCTGTCTAGGCGGAACAACATTCCCGCCGCCTTTTGATCCCGCTGTTCCAGGAGTACTTTTAGCCATTATGCATATTCTCCAGATCTAATCATTTCAGTCACCCTCACAGCCCTCATGCCTACTTGTTTCGCCCATTTGCTGTCCATAAATTCATCAGCAGCTATATCAAACTGTTCGCGTGACATAGCCTCAAGAGCCTTTACAAAACCACGCAGTCTGGTCAGACCAAGGTTGAAACACATATCAATCATTGCATCCTGACGCGCTTCGTTGATGCCGTTGAACCAGAAGTATGTGTCGGCAAGCTCGCTCTTTACTCGCGCTACGTCATTCGCCAACAAGTATTCGATCTCATCGTCAGATAGCCCAAGGCCAGACTCTGAGATATTTCTGCCGACACCTATGGTTTCATACCCAGCACTGCACATATAAACTTTAGACTTGACGCCTTCATGGCGTTTGATCATTTCAACAAGCTTACTCATTACCTCTCCCGTGCTACGGAGTTGACCTTCTCGTAGGAGCGCATAGCGCCCAATCCGAGCATACCCATCATAACGGGCACAAGAAGCGTTGTATCTACTTCTGGCACATCTACCCAGATACTAATTATGTTGGCAATAATAGTGTTGTACAGCAGCCCTAATGCACAGATCCAGCCAATAGCAGGTCGCCATCCCGCTACAAATAACGACTTATGTGCGGCTTCCATCTTGTTGATTTCTAGCTGGCCTTTGAGCGCCTCATGTGAGTGCTTTTCAGACATAGTAGCAATCTCATGGGCCAAGGCATTTTTCTGATCCTTGTCCTCTATGAACTTGTCCAGTAGCCCAGTGACCGGCCCTACTAGCGATGCAACAATACTCATAATCTATTTCCTGTTTGACCACGCTTGTGCGCCAAAGAACGCAGCTAGTATACCCGCAACGGATACGAAGTAGACTGCCGCCATATCACCTAGAATCGTTGCTGCTTGATTCAGTCCGAAAAGCTCTGATGCCACGACCAAACTGGGGTATAGCAACATGCCCCACAGCGCAAACCAACTCATAGCTCGTTGGGCATCGGCACGTTCATGTTGCAGGCGTAGCTCTTGTAATTCTTTGCTGGTGTTTAGCTCTTCGTCGGTAACAATACCGTCCCCATCTGCATCGTATTCGGCGTATTCACTGCCTTCTTGTAAACGCTTCGCTGCCATCTTAATCCCAAGTTTTTGTGTTCGCCGCAACCCGTTTCGGTATGCAATAAGCCGTTATGTTTTCTTGCATCTGATAGCGGTTGTTTATCTTGGTTTTACCTGTGCTGACGTAATACGCAAACGTATTACATCGTGTGATGTCTCGAAAGTAAAACTCGTCAGCTATTGGCTCACCGTTTACCACCACAACAAGCAAGAAGGCCATCATTTTCTTGTCAGCCAACTTAGCAAAAGTGCCAGCGTCATGGGCAGAAGAAACAAAAGCACACCAGCAATAGCGGCGTATTCTTTAACTTCTTTCCAAAATTTCTTTTTAGCTGCCGCCTTCCTAGCCAACTCAAGCTGTTTCTGCTTGCGAGCCTCTGCCATCGCCTGCATAGCTTCTTGGTATAGTTGGCCGTTACCGCTGACGGTAAACAGATCCTTGATCTCACGCATGGTTTCTTGGATCTGCTTTTTTGCCAAAGCAGCTTTAACAGCGTCTGCCTCGGACAGCTTGCCCTCGTTTTGAGCGCGTTGTAGTTCTACTTCGGCACCACCTAACGCAGACAGAAACCCAGAGATGGACTGAATGTCGTTAGTGGTCTCAGCGACCTGCTTAATCGCACTGGTAGCTGCATTTACGCCAGCTACAATCGCAGCGATCTCGCCAATCACAATCAGCCGCCCATGAACTGCGGTAAAGCTACAGCTACAACGACTGTGACGTAGACCCCCCAAATCATCATTTCGAGACGATCAAATCGTTTGCTGCCAGAAGCGAGGCGCTTTTCGATAGCCTCGTAGCGTATAGCGCACTCTTTCTCATGCGCTTCAATTTGAGCTATGGCCTTTTCAGTGGGTGTCATTTACCGTTCCTTCATTCTGCACAGGAAAACAATTGATATTGGCAGCTACCGTCCTTCGTTCACCCTCGCCTTGGAAGGGGTAAACCATGTGCTGCATCCATGATGGGAACATATATAAGCGCCCCACCTGCGGCCTTACCACGACGTTCTGCGTAGGTTTAAGCCGCTCTCTATCCCATGTACTGCTCTGCCCGTAGTTGAAGCAGAGACAGCCATCACTTTCGCCAGAGGCGTTATACAGCCCGAACTCTTGCGATCCCGGCCTTGGCCCCTGCACTATCTGGGGCGGCACCTTAGTCCACGTTGTACAGCTAATACCCATCACAGTCTTAGTACCATGATCGTGTATCGGGTTGTAATCACCCTCATAACTGTGGACTGACCATAGCTCATCCATTTCGACATTTCTGTTGCCGTCCAG